AATAATAGACTTTTTCATTTTTATTCCCAATCGAATATTACTCTAAAGAAACCTAGCTCTAGTAAAATAGCATCATCTTCAAAAAAGAACTCAACCCCAATAACAAACCCCTGAATTAATTCGAATCTAATATTCATAATTTTATCTTTAAATTTAAAATTTTGTTTATAATCGAATTTAGCTTATGAGGCTTTGGCCAATTACTTTTCGTGGACGACCCCGCTTCGGAGCAGTTGACACTGTTTTTTTTACTTCCTCCAAAGCGGTATCTACTTTTTTTGGTAATTCCTGCGGAGGAATAGTAATAAATCCATGCTCATAAACAAACTTGTGCGTAATATTATTGTATAACTTATCAATACATTGATCTTTTACCGCAAGCAAAAGCTTTGCTTCTGATGGATGAATACTTTCCAATAATTGGATAAACAAATCTTCACGTCGTACTGCAGTTAAATCAGCTCGACAAAATACATACAATCGACGAAGTTCTTGTTTAAGAATTGCTGGAGACATTCCAATTGGGCCTGCATCTGGCTTATAAGGAGGATCTCCTTCAGGTAAAATAAACTTTTCTGCTGGATTAAACGCATGCTTAAATAGCAGCTTTAAAGCTCCATCATCCTTATACTTGCTAATGGTTAAAGGATTATTATTAATTTCTTCAAGAATTTCTGGGAGATACTTATTTGCCATATTAAAAATCCTCTAATTCATTTAGCAACAATCGGCATTTGTTTTTAATGAGATAATTCATAATTGAATTCTTATCACCATTAATCTTTTTATTTAAAAATTCATTTACAATAGAATTTTGAATTTCTTCTGGAATGAAATCAAAATTTACAAGAGTTTGATTACGACGCCAGTTTCTACGCTCAACATCATTTTGACAAGCATTAAAACCTTTTTCTAAAAACAAACTTAGTTTCTTTGTAGTTACGGAGGGGGCTTTGCCATATTGATCCTTATTTACAAAAAAATCATCTTCACAATAAATCGATGGAACACCATCTCCTGAATCACCACGAACAGTGTGTTCAATTACATATTGGACTGGATTGTCTTGCTTAATAAACTTTTTTTGCATTGGCGACCATTGCCGAACATTGTTATATTTTTGCAATTGGCCAAAATCATGGTCAGATGAAACAATAAGAATAGGTTTAGGATTTTCAATAATTCCTGATTGATCTAGATCATTAGTCTGTGACCATTTGGTAATCACTGCAATGATATCATCAGCTTCACACTTATCAATATTAATAACTTTATATGGGAAGTATTTTTCTAAATCATCCTTAAGCAAAGATAGATTATCAAAAACCATTCCCCAATCTAAACCAGATTTTTCTCGTGCCTTAGCTCGGTTTGCTTTATAATGAGAATAAAAATCACGACGCCAATAATTTGGGCCGTCACACGCAATTACAATTTCTCCATATTCTTGACCAAACTTTTTACGATAAGACTTAATAGTAGATAGTACAGTATGCCGAATAATGTTTTCAGCATTCTTTGCATCACTATTATTTGTCTTTAGTTCATTTTGGAACATAAAGATATTTGATATTGCTACTTGCGAGTAGTCGATAATAATCATTTAAACGCTGCCACAATAATCATGTCTTGATTGATTCGACCATTTGGTGTTGATGGCTTTGAATTAATGGCTTTAAACGCAGCATTAAATGGACGCTTACCAATTTGAGTCTTAAAGAATTCTTCTGGTTTACGCAAAGTTTTAGCCTCTGATGTTACCGTATCATAATTCAAAATAGTTGTTCCACGCACTGATAGTACAGGACCATTCTCACCTCGATATACAATCATCTTTCGAGTCTTAGTATTATATACCCAAACTTCATCAGCTTTAATGATTTCAGTTGGATTAATACTTTTAAGACTAAGTTCAGGAAACTCAAACATATACTTCATTTTTGAAACTAGAAGACCTGGAGCTTTTTCTTTTTTGGCTCGTGGTGCTCGATTAGCTTTAGCCCGAACTACTTGTTGTGTACAATCAGACACAATACTTTCAATAAATGAAATAAACTTTTTCAGTTGTGCCTTACTAAAGTTTGAATAACCTTCAGTAAGTTGTTCATCTTTTTCTGCTAATGCATCATTAAGTTCGTCAATCATTGGAATATAAAATTCACCAATTTTCTTAGCTACTGCACCTGACACATTATTTTGTGCTAGAAATGCTTTAGTTGAAAAGTTTGAACTTTTATTAATAATAAACTCGTCAATCTCCGCATCAATTTCTGCAGCATGTAGCTTTGCTGATTCTAGAACACGATCTTGAATACTAATAACTGGAGCTTTTGACTTTTCTTCTACTTTGATTTCTTCTTGAATAAAAGTATACTTATTCTTGATTTCTTCAAGCTTAGTATCAATCAAAGCTAGATGTTTAAAATCTAGATATTGTTGTCGTTGAGCAAGCCGCATCAAAATAGAAATTTGATTGGTTTCCCAATCAGCCGCTTCAGAAAAAAACTTGACATATTGCGTCTTATTATTTTTCTTAAGGTATTCTAGACCATACTTAGTAAGAGTTCTAGGCTCTTCGTTTGAACGATACCAATTCAAAGCACTCATGATATCAATATCATAATGATCTTGGCGAATCAATGGTTCACCAACACCCTTATACGATTGCTGTGCCCGTTCAATTCGAGCAAGACGCTTTTCAGTATTAGACATTTGTATCCCAGTTATTTGTAATGATCACCATATAATAATTATATCCAATTAGCCAATTAATGTACATACCTTTAAAACTATTGTTCAGTTTTTGTTTGGGTAATTTCTTGGTATAAAATGCCTAGTTCTTGGAATTCACGTGTCTCTTCATTGAAATTTTGCTTATGATAAATCCTTGCTAACTTATTGATAGTTTTCTTTGGAAGTTCAAATTCTTCAACAAGATTATTAACTACATCTTTAATAAAATCTTTTTCTGCTTCAACACGTGTAAAACTATTTGAAATTTCTTGCAACGCATCTAAAAATTTCTTACGGTCGGTCACATTACTGATCATTATTATCCTTTTGCTTTTTTTCAATAATCTTTGATGTTTTATTTTTACGAGTATTTTGCTTCTTTATTTTAACTTTAGTTTCTGGCACAGAAGTTAAAATTTTAACCATGCTATCAAATAGGTGTTGGTTATGCATTCATTTCTCCTATTCAATTACAAATTCAAATGATTTAAGTGAATCCCACCTAAATGATCTCCATGCTTGTTTTTCTAAATCAAAGACACTACAGGTCGTTTTAGAAGAAACGGAACTTGCTTCTTGCTTTTCAGTTCCTTCTTCATAACTTGGATTTGATTTTGGTTTCTTTTCGGTGGGGATGACGGATTCATTAAGAGTACACAGCATTCTTCGAATTGAACCGTCTTTTTTGGTGAATTCAAGTGAAATTTCCTTTTCTGTTTTCAATAGACTAATAATGTAATCATTACAGAATTGTTCGGATTCCATCAAGCATCCTTTTCAGTAGGAGCCTTTCCTGATAACATACGCTTTTTTGCTACAGCTTGATCTAATTCAAATGCAATAATAATCTTTTTAAACATTGCTTTATTATCACCATCGCGCATATTTGATAGCATAATCTTAGCATCCTTAGACATCTTATAATTTGAATCAGGCTTCATTTAAACTCCTTTGATTAACAAAAAAATCAACTAATTGTTCATAGCTAGCTTTAGTCATAAAAGACTCAACTTTACTAGAAACATCATTAAATACAACATCATTTGATTCAATTACAACTAAAACCATATCTTCATTACTACTAGAAGTTTCTACTGAAACCTTGAATTCTACATTGTCTTGTTTAATAACTAATTGATTATTCATATGATTAATCCTATGATATAGATTATTAGTAAACCGCCATTTACTACAATCATTGCATTATCTTTAATGCGTATAGACCAAATTAAATAGACTAGTGCGCCTAAATTTAAGACATAGATATTGTATGGATATAGATTCATACTAGTGCATAGCGCACCAATTAGAACTAGAATAGTACCAGCCCACTTTATTTTATCATTAAGAGATATATTTTTCATAGTAGGATTATACACTAATCAATAATTAATGTACAATACAATTACCAATCTGATAGGTTACCCTTAGATGATTCTAAAGTGCTAAGGCTTTTTGGTAAATTAGGAGAAAAATTTATACCAGTTTTAGCTTCAATCTCTTGAATTGTAGTAATGTATTTTACAGGATCATTGCTATCTACTGGTTTATTTGGCACAATAAATGCTATTGACCTTTTACGATTATAATCAATAACAATTTTAAAGGTATAAGATGGAATGCTAACTGTACTCATTAGATTTGGCTTATCATCATAAATCGTTCCAGTAATAACATACAACTTCTTATTTTTATCTAATGAGGTTCTAACTAGTTCCTCAATTGACTTCCAAACTCCTCTATTAATACTTGGAAGCTGTGGTACCATATTTGAAAGTAAAAATGACTCAGACATAACATTTGCATCATATGCAAAATCACCAGCAGGAGCCATATGACCACGATCATAACCACTAGCAGAATAATCTTTTAGTGTTGATCGATACTTTTCTGGAATATTTGTATCTTCCCTAAAATCATTTTTTCGTGATACTTTTTGTGCAGTAAACTTATTTACATCCAATAACTCTACGGCATAATCTAAAGTTTTATGTGTATAGTTATAATTTATTGCATAAGCAGTTTTACACATATATTGTCTATTAGATTCTACTTTTACCTTAGGTGCACCCCAAATTACAAATTGTGGACAAGTATCATCAATATAATTTGCATAAGTTAAATTAGAAAAAAGTACTAATAAGCAAAATAAGATTTTATTCATGGTGTAATTCTTCTGCCGAGTGAGTCATAATAAACATTTTTTGATTGGAGTTCGTCTACTTCTTCACTTATAGTTTTTTGCTGTTCTAAATTAATTTCATCAATAGGTTCTTCTTCATCTTCTAAAATATCATCCCAAACTTGTTCATCAGAAATTTCATCTTCAAATGAAACTGGTGTAGTAGGATTAGTTTCTTTAATAACATCTTTACTTGGAAATGCCTTTTGTTCTTTTAATGACCAATTAGCGCCAATAAGCATTAATACAGCAAGAGGATCAAATACAATAACAATCATTATAATTACAATTCTTACTGCTGATTCTAATAGATTTTGATCTATCGCATTTCCATATATTAGTGCAGCAATATACTTAATTGGTCCTACTTCCGCTTCAACTTTTCTTACTTGTGCTCTAAGCGGAGCATTACTTTCATTGATGTTATTAATTTCTTTTTGATTGGCTTCAATTTGCTTCTGTAAACTATTTCTTTCAGATTGCTGTGATTTCCGTATAAAAATTGATCTTTCCGCGCCCTTTTCCGAGTCACTGCGACCCATGACTTGATCTACCTGTTCATCAAGTTGTTTAAGAGCTTTACGGTTAGCATCAATATTTTCCTTTAATATTTTAATCTTTTCATCATAAACTGCTACTTTAGCTAGGACATCACCACTTATTAAAGATTGATCACTATGTGCTTTACTTAAAAAGCCAAAAATACCAAGGCTTGTTAGTGTCATAAGAATGACTACAGCAAAAACATAATATGATTTAAGTAATTTTGGAACACCATTCCAATTACGATATAACCAAGATGCAAGAACTAACTTAGCTACTTCTAAACTAGATCCCATAATCATAATTGGAATTGCTGCTGCAGAAAAGATTGTTACTAAACCAGCGATTGAATAGTATGCAGCACAAGCACTTAGTGCAATAGCTGAAGCAAACATTAAATATATCATATTAGTTTTATAGTTTTATATGATTTCTGTGAACTCTACATGATACAATAGCATTGTACCACTCGTTTGGTTTTTCTAATACTTCATTAAATAATTGTAGCTTAGCTTCTAAATAGGAAGCTGTACCTTTGTTTTTACACAAATGTAATATTTCTCGTTTAAAGTTTTCTTTGCCTAATTTGGCAACATCTGCTTTTAATTCTTCAGAAGAAGACCAGTAATCTTTCCAATCAGATTCTTCTTTGATTTTTTTTCTTTTGCCTTTTAGTGTCTTTGTTTTAGTAAAGACAAATAACTTTTTACCTATATATTTTCTACCATCAATAAGATTAGTAATTTGATATACAAAAGAGGTATAGCCTTCCGGAATAGAATCTAGGTGTTGACCATTATGTTCCCACATTATTCATCATCCGCAAAATCTTCCTCTTCATAGATATCAGCAGCACAGACTGGACAACATACTAAATCTTCTAATCTAGTATTTTCGTCTTTTATAATTATTTTACCGCGAGTTCCACAATGCTCGCATTCAAAATACTTAGTGACCACTATTACCTCTTAATTTTAAGTTAAGAATAAAATTTTCAACAGTTAACTTAGTTATAACTGCTAGCATAGTTAATTTTGAATTTTCATCATTTACATTTAAATGATTAATAACATTTAATGCGATTAAACGATATGCAGCATCTTCATCAATATTTAACATCGCCCAATCAATTGGGTCTTCAGTTTCAACTTCTTTTGCCAATTCAACTATTTGATTTATATATTCTTCTAAATAATTCATATTATGCCCACACGTCTTGCCAAGATCCATTTAATGCACCCTTTGCATAATCAGTAACTCTATTTTCAAAGAAGTTACCATGCACTGGCGCATTAATCATTTCCTCTACCCATGGAAGAGGATTTTTCTTTCGTTTGAAAATACCCTTCATACCCAAAGAAATCAATCTTCTATCAGCAATATATCGGATATATTCTTTTACTTCTTCTGGCTTTAGATTACGCATTTCTGCACCAGCAAATGATAGATCAATAAACTTATCTTCTAATTCTACCATTTTTTCTGCAATACTATAGATGTTTGCCTTTAGTTCATCATTCCAAATTTCAGGATTTTCTTTAACATATTCTTTAAATAGTTTAATCATTGATTCAGCATGTTGAGTTTCATCAACAATACTCCACGTTACAATTTGTCCCATGCCTTTCATTAAACCATTACGTGGGAAATTCAACAACATAATGAATGAACTAAATAGTTGCATCCCTTCAGTAAATGCACTAAATACTGCAATGTGTTCTGCAGTTGATTGCTTTGTTCCATTCTTTGATGAGATAGATGTAACAAAGTCATGCTTATCACGCATTTCCTTATACTCAAGGAATTCATTATATGTGCTTTCAGGCATGCCAAGAGTTTCAATCAAATGGCTATATGCTGCAATATGTAATGCTTCACGAGCTGCAAAACCAAGCAACATCATACGCACTTCTGGTTGGGGAAAATATGGAATATAATTATTTACATATCCACCAGCAACGTCAATATCACCTTGAGTAAAGAAACGAAAAATATTAGTAAGAAATTGCTTTTCTTGTGCTGATAACTTCTTTTTCCAATCTTTAACATCTTCTGCCATTGGGACTTCAGTATGAAGCCAATGTGACTGCTCATGAGTTAACCAAGAGTTATATGCCCAAGGATAACTGAACGGCTTAAAGTAATTGCGTTCATCGATAAGTTTTAATTTTTGCTTAACCATATACCCTCTTAATATTTACCGCATGTCTTCATCCAACCTTTGCCTTTATATTCGACAATTGGTGGTGAAGTAAAAGTTCTTTCTAATCCAAATGCATTACATTTTGGACATTGTGTTGGATGTGGATCATTTATAGATTTATTAATTTCTACAAATTCACCACATTGATTACATTTATAATCAAACAACATTATAACTTACCCTTCGCAAGATAAACAAACTTCCTCATTACTAGCAAGTGCCTTTAGATCAATTTCTTGAATTACTTCACGTTCAATCTTTTTAGCAACTTTATCTGCCTTTGCAATTTTATCTGAACGGCAATAATAAAGAGTTTTTAGTTTATTTTTCCAAGCCATAAAATGTACTGCATGGATATATTTAATATGACTGTCTGGCCTAAAGAATAGATTTACACTTTGAGCTTGATCAATATATTCTTGGCGATCAGAAGCATGTTGAATAATCCAACGTTGATCAATTTCCATTGCAGTTTTAAAAACTTCTTTAGCATTTTCATCTAACCAATCTAAATGCTGTACTGATCCATCATTTGCAATGATAGAAGACCAAACTTCGTCATACCAACCGTCTTTCTTATCCTTAGCTTGTTCTTTAATGATCTTATCTAAATAACGATTTTTATTCATATAAGAACCAGATAAAGTATCTTGACGATATGCATTTGCGCGATATGGTTCAATACTTGGGCTAGTATTACCCATAATAATTGAACTTGATGCATTTGGCGCAATTGCTTGGCAATGTGAAAAACGCAAACCAGTGCCAGCAGCATCTGGCGCTTCACCTCGTTCTGCGCCTAGTTCTTTATTTGCTTTGTCAAGCTTAGTCTTTATATGAGAAAAAATATTTCGATTTAAACTTGTTGCTAGTGCTGATTCCCATGGGAGATTTTTCTTTTGTAATAAAGCATGCCATCCCAAAGCACCAACACCAATGCTACGCTCGCGCATAGCAGAATACTTAGCACGAGAAATATGTTCTGAAGCATTATTAATAAAATACTCGAGAACATTGTCCAACATTTCTGCAACATCTCTAAGAAATAATTCATTATTTTTCCATTCATCATAATATTCTAGATTAAGAGAGGATAAACAACAAACAGCAGTTCTATTTTCGTCAGTAGGAAGTATTATTTCTGAACAATTATGGACTAAAATGCCATTTGCAAAAAAGTTATGATTATCCTTTACTGTTAAATCATATACACGTTCTTTTACTTCTAATTTTCTAATCTTAATTGGCATATTTTTTTCGCCCTTGTTTCCAATTTTCAGTAACATTTTCTAAACTTAATTAATAACTAATTCGTCATCTTCTACTAAATCTTTTGCCATAACATACCCGCGATTTTTAGTATAAACTTGATGGTCTGGTGTACAACGCAGAATTTTTCCGGTGACTTCATCTTGAATTTCTAAAATTTCAGCACTAGGATTAGTCATTGCTGCATTAGTAATCCATTTCCATTCGCAAGTTTTTGTTT